CGAGACCAAACCACGTTTCAGCACCGTCAGTTTCCTTGCTAACGCTCGTAACGAGTGAGTCGTCCGGAGGGGGACGTAAAATTGGATCGTACAGTTCAACGGTATAATTCACGTAAAGTTTTCCCGTGTTGGTTTGAGGGAGCGACACCGTGAGTGGAACGCCATCAATCTCAACGTCGACGTTATTCGCGCCGAGTAATGAGAGACCGGCGGTGGCAACGACCACCACTCCGGCCAACACAGTTTTCAAATCATCCAAAAAGCCTCCGAGGCCCTGAGTTCCGGTAACATCCTCACAAAATTTCGGACCCAATTCTTGAGATTTAAACTTTCCCTGTGCAACTGCAGGTGTCCATGGTGAACACGAAACACTGCCTTCGCGGTTAAGTACCTCATGCATTGATTCGAAAGGGGGGTCATCCGGATTGGGGTTGACAGCGACCGCAACCGTTCCACCGTTTCCGGCAGAAGCGTTGGGCGCATACTCGAAGTTTAATTTGTGAAATTTATAAGTTTCATAATTAACGGCCACTTTTGACAAGAAGGGGAACAATTCCTCATTACAAGGATTAATTGGAATCTCACTCATAGAAAACTTTCCATCGTAAACTGTGACATCTGAGACTTCCTCTCGCATTGACAAAGTGATCGGCTTCGTCTTTGGCATCACTCTTACCGAGCTAACCGCCAACGGAGCAGTTGTAACTTTTGCGCTGCCCGATTTCCGCGGCTGCGCTTTTTCCATTTTGTGCCCTTTGGGCATACCAGAAGCGAACTTCTTTGTCCGGGTAACACCGGACATCCCGTGCTCGATGCGTGTTAGGCCAGAGACACGATTTTTATAGTAAGCATTTGGTTTCCACAATTGGGGCGCCCGAACAGTTAATTCCTCAGCAATCGCTGCGTCGACTTCATCTTCAAACGCAAAATTCCATCTGGCCTGTTCGAGTACTTGGTTCAACTCGGCGTCTTTATATTCGGAGTGACCCAAACTAAAAGCCGTCTTATGAACATTATTCAAAACGGGAACTCTCGTACCAAAATACAAAACTGAACGATTTGAACAAAAATTGAGCTCAGAGACACGATCACTCACGTTCACGTCATCATCGTCAACGACAAATCCCAGTGAACGGATATTTCCAATGTACTCTCCGACATTCATTCGAATTTCTTCAATTGTGTCGTCGCCCATTGCCATGAGTGTATCATTCATCACCCGTGGTTCGCAAATCTTTTTCAGTATGAACTGCATCCGTGAATTAGCACTGATCGTCAACTTGTGTCCGCTCTTCCACAAACCACTAAAGGTCTGCGTAATCGCTTCTCCATCGCTGAAAATCACTCGGCATTTCTGCGCGAGACGGTACACTTCAAAGAAAACAGTCCTAAAATCTTTATTACTCGACTGATTACGACATAAAGCCCACCGACAATCCCTTTCAATGTCAAGCATCCAACCCGGTACTGTCCAGTCCCAGGCAGATTTGTCAGCTTCAATGAATTTTGGATTCGTGTCGTCAGGTTCAACAGCCCGACGGCGCTTCACTTCACCTTCAAATCGGCTTAAAACCCTCTCCCATCCTCCGCCAATCGTCGTCATTCCGACTTTGCACGGCACATCAAGGAAATGGTCAATTTCAGCTTTCAACGATGGATCCATTACGAGCGCAACCACGATTTGGTCAACAACAGGGAAAGACCAAATGAGGCGGGGCCGGCCAATCATCAATTTCTTTTTCTTCGTGGGTTCTTGCTTAATAAAAAGCCGCACATCCTGTGCAGTTATAGTTCCCGCTAAGTACTCCGAAATACGATTCTTAACCAGCATAATTAATTTTTCTTTACCCAACCGTTCAATGACTTCTCTATTGTTTGTCCCGTACTGTGTATATCCAGGTCCGGGTGTGCCGTCCATATTAAGTTCATCAATGGTGCGGCCAATCGCCTTGTCACTAAAAGGTTGATCAGGTATGCTCCAGTTCGCAGAAGCGTACTCTTGAGTACAAGCCTCAATTAACACTTCGCGTTCCAGCAAAGAAACAGGGTTTGGGGTGAAATTTTGTCGGTTTCGGATGTGCCAGTTAAAACTGGTCTTCTCGGCGAACGCGCCGACATCCGGCCAACCATAAATTTCATCAGCCTCAGCCACCAGCGAATTTAACTTCGCGGAGCTGAACTGTCGCCGGATTTGTCTTTCTGCTCGGGGATGGAAGCGGAAACCACTGTCGGTGGTGTCGGACCAGCCGCAATAGATG